GCGCCTGCTTACGAACCCCGGCGACTACATCTTTCACCCCACGTACGGCGCCGGTCTTCCTCGATATATTGGCCGCGTCGCCGACGTCCCTAAGATCAAGGCACTGATCAGGTCGCAGATACTGCTCGAAACGGCGGTCGCAAAAAGTCCGACGCCGGTGATCTCTGTGACCCCGATCGCCAACGCGGCGGGCGGCGGCTTCTCGGTTTCGATCCAATATGCCGATGCGGCCACCGGTCAGCCGGTGACCCTCGCCTTCGACGTCAGCAGGTGAGCGTGGCCGATCTTCAAACCAAAAGCTTCAGCACGCTCGTCAGCGACCAGGTGACGGCGGTGCAGGGCGGATCGACGGCACTGGTCGACTTCACGATCGGCTCGATCCTGCGTGCCGTTGTCGAGAGCTTCGCTGGCGTCGTGTTGTGGCTGCAGGGTCTCATCCTGCAGGTGCTCGCGATGACGCGAGCGGCGACCTCGACTGGCGCGGACCTCGACAGCTTCATCGCCGACTATGGGCTGACGCGGATCGGAGCGGTTGCAGCGATCGGCACGGCGACCTTCTCCCGCTTTACCAATACGATGCAGGCGATCGTGCCGCTGGGCACGCAAATCCAAACGGCCGATGGTTCGGAGCAGTATCTCGTCACGCTGGATACGACGAACGCCGCATATAGCGCCGCTCAGAGCGGCTACGTCCTCGGCGCCGGCATTGGTTCGCTTTCGGTCCCGATCAGTGCTGTTGACGCAGGCAGCGCCGGGAATGCCGCCGCTGGAGCGATCAACACGCTGGGCCAAGCGATCGCGGGCATCGACACCGTCTCGAATGTCTCCGCACTCACCAATGGCGAGGATGCAGAGACCGACGCCGCGGTGCGCGTGCGCTTCGTTCGTTACCTCGCCAGCCTTTCGAAAGCGACCAAGTCGGCGGTCGCCTATGCCGCGACTTCGGTCCAGACCGGCATTGTCTACAATTTGGTCGAAAATCAGAACTACGATGGCTCGACACACTACGGCTATTTTTATGTCGTGATCGACGACGGCTCGGGGGCTCCGCCGAGCGGGCTGTTGAGCAATATCTATGCCGCGATCGACGCTGTGCGGCCCTTCACGGTCGAGTTCGGCGTTTTCGCTCCGGCAATCGTCACCGCCAATGTTGTGCTGCATATTTCAGCTGCCGCCGGTTACACCGGTTCGGCCGTTGCGAATACGGTTCAAGCGTCGATCACTGCCTATCTCAACAGCATACCACTCGGTATCGCCCTGCCTTGGTCGCGGCTCATCCAGGTGGCCTATGACGCCTCTCCTGGTGTCGCCGATGTCACCAGCCTTACGCTCAATGGGGGCACGTCTGACATCAACATCACCGCTAACCAGGTGATCAAGGCGGGGACGGTTTCGGCCGCGACGGTCTGATGGCGACGGGCGACGTAAACGATCAGCTCAACCGGCTGAAATCGACGCTGCCACCCTGGTTTGGCGATACAAATCCTATCCTGACCGCACTGCTCAAGGCTGCGGCAACCGCGCTAGCGTTTGTCTACGGGTTAGTAGTCTACGCTCGTTTGCAAACGCGCATTATGACCGCCACCGGTGGATGGCTTGATCTAATCGCACAAGATTTCTTCGGACCAGAGGTGTCTCGTGCTCCGGGCGAGTCCGACACCTCGTTTCGTAATGAAGTCGTCGTCAATCTCTTCCGCGAACGCGGTACTCGGCGGGCGATCGCCACGGTGCTCACGGATCTTACCGGGATCGAGCCTGAGATTTTTGAACCCAATCGCTTGCAGGACACGGGCGCCTATAACTCGCCGACCATTGGGTACTCTGTCGCGGGCGGTTACGGCTCGCTGCTGTTGCCCTATCAAGCCTTCGTTACCGCCTATCGACCCGCAACGTCCGGCATCCCAAACGTAGCAGGGTATGGCATCTCAACCGGCGGCTACAGCACGCCGAGTGAAGCCGAATACACTTCGGTGTCGATGGTGCAGAGCGAAGTTACTGATGCCGATATTTACGCTGCCGTCGATGGCGTGAAGCCGGCTGGCACGATCGCGTGGGTTCGGATCGGCAACGATAACAATCAACTTCCGCCGCCCAATTTCTCGCTGATCGTCGGCAACAAGCCCGTCGTGTTTGGCACAGCCACTGGTCCGATCGTCCGCCTGCTCGGGTGGAATCTCTGATCTCCCCCGGTCGCTGACCGGCCCCGCCACCAACTTCTGGAGTCCTGCATGGCCGATCGCGTCATGGTCTATCCGGGTGCGCTCCCGCTCGAGACCGATATCCTCAGCACCAACGTCAATATGATGGTGGCGGTCGCGGCACTCGCTGCGATGATGGTCGGCTCGAGCACCTTCGTTCATGGCCTTGCGGTCGCGCCGACTGCACCAGGGACCATGTCGGTGCAGGTCAGCCGCGGCTCGATCTACGCGCTCGAGAATCTCGACAACACCGCCTTCAGTTCGTTGAGCTCCGACACGACGCACCAGATCGTCAAGCAAGGAATCAATCTCGATCCGACCGTGCTCGCCTGCCCTGCACCCGTCACCGTCGGACAAAGCATCAACTATCTCATCCAGGCGACGCTGAGCGAAACAGATGCCGACGAGGCACTGCTGCTATATTATAACGCAAGCAATCCCTCTCAGGCTTACTCCGGTCCAGCCAACAGCGGCGCAGAACAGCCGACGGTGCGTCAGTGCAGAGCTCTGCTGCAGGCGAAAGCCGGCGCCGCGGCCACTACCGGCTCACAAACCACCCCCGCCCCCGATACTGGCTATGTCGGCATCGCGGTTGTGACGGTGCCTTATGGAACAACCTCGATCGGCAGCGGCAACATCTCAGTTGCGCCGAACGCTCCGATCTTGACGTCTGGCGGCCTGGTTCGGGCCACTCAGAGCGGTTCGCTCATCTATGCCGCCGACACAGGCACGGTGAACACGCTCGCGGTGAATCTCCTGCCGGGACCGAGTGCCGCCGTGGCGGGCATGTCGATATTCGCCAAAGTCGCCAACACGAATACCGGTGCGGCGACGCTCAATCTCAATGGATTGGGTAGCGCGTCGATCACCTATGCCGGGCAAGCCGTCGCTTCGGGTATGTTGCGCAGCGGCCAGATCTACGCGTTCGTCTATGACGGGACTAACTGGCAGGTGCTCAACCCGAACCTGACCGGGATCTACGCGACGGCGGATGCCATCGTGGCTGGGACGACGACGGTGACCGTACCGGCGTGGGCGACGCATGCGGAAGTGCAGATCGTCGGCGCGGGCGGTGGTGGCGGCTACGGCGGAACGACCTTCTCCGGCGGCGGCGGCGCTGCTGGTGCCAACGTCTTTGGCCGCGTCTCCGTCACACCCGGCGCGTCGCTCACCTGCGTCGTCGGCGCTGGCGGTACCGGCGGCACCAGCGGTAGCACAACGGGCTCAACCGGCGGCACAAGCTCGCTTACCGGTATCGCAAGCGCAGCGGGTGGCAGTGGAGGTCAAGGAAGCGGCACGACATCGGCGGGCGGCGCCGGGGGCGCGGCAACCGTAATCGCTGCCGGTCTCCGCGGCTTCTCAGGCGGCGATGGCGGCGACGGCAATGCGTCGAATGCGAGCGTCCAAGGCGGCAATGGCGCGGCGGGGCCGTTCGGTGGCGAAGGTCGCACCGGCAATGGCGCCGGTGCGGTGGGTGCGGCTCCAGGCGCTGGCGGCGGCGGTGCTTGGGGTTCGGCTGGTGGTGTTGGCGGCGCTGGCGCTCCCGGCGCTGTTCTCATCACGTGGATGGCCTAACGCGATGTCCAACTACGTCTTTTGGCTCGGTTCAACGCCAGTGCCGAGCGCGGGCGAATATGCCAGCTGCTATATTCCCGTGCGGCTTGCTGGCGCTGCGGCCGATGGATCGCAGGACCAGTTCATGCAGATCCCGTTGAGCGCCATCCTCGGCGCATCGAACGTGCTCACCGCTCTCGCGAGCGCACTATCCGGCGAACCGGACGCCGATGGCGGTGCAATCCCGGGAGGCGCCGCAATCTACACCGACGGCGATTTTATCAAGTTGAACAGGGGGTCGTGACTGTGAACCATTTTCGCGCTCTTCTGCTTGCGGTCACGATCCTCGTTTTTGGATCACCGGCTCACGCTCAGCTTCATAACAAGCTTGATGGCTCGCTCGTCCAGACCCACTTCAACATCTCCGGCCTCACCGGGAACATCTACACCGATGGCGTCGTCACCTCGCACGGCGAGGCGGTCACCGGCAACGGCAGCTTCAGTGGCAATCTAGGCGTTTCGGGCGCCATCTCCGTCACGGGTGCCGTCAATGCGGGCAGCATCGGCAGCACGGCCTCGATCAGTGCAGGCACCGGGGTCACCGCCAAGCTGGGCTCAGGCAACGGCTCTGCGGTGCTGTTCACCGGCGACACCAGCCATAGCGGCTACGTCCAGTTCTACGATCCGGCGGCGGCCTACGTTGGCTATCTCGGCTACGGAACCACCGGTGGCGCGCTGCCGCTGGTCAGCGTCAACGGCCAGGGGTTCGCCTTCTCGGGTGGCCCGGTCACCATCGCGGGCAGCCTCTCGACTACGGGCACGACCTATTTCAGCGGCGACAGTAACTTCTACGCTGCGAAGATCAGCGGCCTGCCCATCATTCAGATGGACCCGCAGGCGAGCCTGAGCTTCGATCGGACCGCGCAGGCGTTCAACTTCGGCATCGGCAACACGCTCCGCGCTGCGGTTAACAGCGCGGGTCTCTACCTGCCCGGAACGCTGAACCTGGGCGGCGGTGCGACGGTTGGCGGCGGCCTGAGCGTCACCGGCACCGCAGCGGTCACCAGCCTGACCGGCGACGTCTCCGCTGCCACATCACTCGCCACCTACTCCAGCGCCAGCGCGCGCTCGCTGGCCGCGCGGGCCTCGGACGTGATCAAGGTCGCGGATTTCTGCGCCAGCGTTTCGGGTTGGAACCTGGGCACCGCCGACACCACTGCCTGCCAGCAAGCCGCGGCCACGGCGGCGTGCACCGTCACCGCGACGCACCCCACGGCGGGCGGGAAGGTCGAGTTCCCGGATGGGCGTTTCCTCACCAACGGCACGGTCTATTGGCCCTGCGGCGGATTGTACGTCTACGGCACCCCCGACACTTACGGCGACTACAACACGCCGCTCGCCAGCCATGGCAACGGCACGCAGATCATCTCCGGGCATCGCACCGATCAGAACCAGATGTGGCTGTTCGCGCTCTACAGCTATCCGGCCTCGCGCGGCTCCCCGCCGTGGCAGGGCGGCCCCTCAATCGAGAATATCAGCTTCGGCAACCCGACCACGGGCAGCAGCTCCGCCTACGGGCGCACCGGGCCGCTGGTCGAGATCGACTATGCCCAGGGCTCGCACCTCAACAATCTCTATTTCTGGGGCGTCTGCCGGGGCCTGAAGATCAGCGGCGGCCTCCAGTACGAGGTCGAGAACACGCACTTCGACAGCTACGATGCGAGCTGTCCGGTCGTCACGCTCTACGGCCACAACATCAACGGCACCGGCAATCAGCAGACCACGCTCGATATCGTCAGCTTCGATCACGTCTACATCGCGGCGCTGGGTGCCGGTTCGGACTGCTACTCGATCAGCGATCGCGTGCAGACGGTCTACTGGAAAAACACCCAGTGCGACACCGGCGGTGACGCGATCCACTATACCTGCCCCGACGAGACCAGCCTTCTCTACTGCGGCGCGTGGTTCGTCGCTTATGACTTCGAGGCCGAGCAGCAAGCCACCGGCGCGGGGCTGCCCAACCAGTCGCTGATCTATGCCGAGGACATGGCCGGGTGGCTGCACCTGAACGACAGCTTCCTGCGCGGTGCCGAGGCCACGAACAGCGGCCAAAGCGCGAATCTCGTGCAGGTCAAGGACAACCGCTTCACCGGCACCGGCGCCCATACCGCCATCCTCGGCGGCTGGTACAAGTACGCCGGGCAGGACGCGATCAACTTTCAGAACTCGGCGGGTCGCGACAGCGTGATCGGCGCGCATATCTACGCTGCCTCCAAGAACAGCGGCGGCTATGCGGCGGTCCATGTCGCCAACTCAGCGGGCCGCACGATCGTGGCGAACAACGAGTTCTGCCAGGCCGATTTCTTTGATGGCGGCGGCGTGGCAAGCACCGACATGGTCGGCGTCAAGCTCGACAGCGGTTCGTCGGACAGCAAGGTGCACGATAACATCACGGCGGACTGCTCGGGCGCGGGTGTCGTCAATAACTCCGGCAATGCGACGAACGATATTCACGATAATTGAAGTTGGCGTTCACCACTTCAGATCGTCACCCGACTCCTCGTTCTCGACGACATCGTCATGCGCTTCTTTCGATGCCTTCACGAGCCAGAATACGACGATGAGTGCGACCGCTATCAGGCAGCCGGCCAGTAGCGCACCTAAGAAGCCGACGTCACCATAATTGATGCTGAAGCCCATCGCCGCTGAACGCGGTGGCGTGACGGTTCGATCCACGGAGTGCCCTGCATGCCCCCGCTCTCACGGGCAGCCGCTCGGCTGCGGTCGGCGCCGCGATGATCGGCGGCGCCCTCGACTTCTCGAACCCGAACAACTCGCCCTTCGCGCTTTAGGAATTGGCATGGCAGAGGACGCGGTAAAGCGGCTGCTCGTAGTGCTAGGCGATCTTCCGCACTCCTATGCGGTGGGCTAGATATATGGAAAGCCGAAGTTCCCCTGTGGAATGACGGTTGTAGACGTCAGCCCTTGTGGTCATTTCGTCACTTTTGCCATGCGCGAACTCTCGTCTGGCCTCGTTTTCGAGCACATGGTAACGCTGTAGGGGCGCTATAACGTTAGCCCTGAGTTAGCGGGATCTTTGAAATCCAGGGTTGAGCTGCGCGCTGGATCTATCAATCGATCAACCGCCTCTTTGACGGCCTTCGCTTGCTCAGGTGTAGCAGTTGGGCCCTGCTCGATCAGGGCATTGATCGACGCAAGCAGGTTCTCAAACGTCGGCGCTTCGGCGGCCATAGCAATCCTCCCTCGGCGACTCGGTGCCACCCGCATTGATTGGATCACCGCCTTCGCGTTTTGTGGAGTCGCGATCCGCGTCGATTGCTATCTCCTAAAGCTCACCTCAACAGGAAGCCCTGCCCATGAAGATGCTCTCACGGGCGGCCGTTGGGCTGTCCGCCGCTTTCGGCTGTCTCTCGGCCTCGGTTGCGCTCGCTCAAAGCGTGACTTCGGTAGCAATCAAGGACGGCAACGGCGCGTCACAGTCGCTAGGCGGGGTCAGCTGCCGGACGAACGTCATCTGTTACGAGATGGCGCCGATCGACACCACGGGCACCCAGATCGACCCTGCCACCAAGCAGGGCGTTGCCGCAGTGGTGACGGCGCTTGGCAGTCCATTCCAGGCGGGCGGCAGCATCGGCAACACCGCGTTCGGGATCTCCGGCTCGCTGCCGGCGGGCTCCAACGTCGTCGGCGGCGTTACGCAGAGCGGCACCTGGAATATCGGTGCGATCACGAGCCTGCCCGCCTTGCCCACGGGCGCGAACGCCATCGGCACGGTTGGCGTCACCGCGCTGCCGGCGCTGCCAACCGGCGCCAACACGATCGGCACAGTCAACCTTGGCACCCTCAACGGGGCTGCCACGGCCGCCAACCAAGCGACGGGCAACGGCACGCTCAGTTCGATCCTGACCGCGCTAGGCTCGCCGGCGCAGGCGGGCGGCAGCGTCGGCATCTCGGGTACCCTGCCGGCCTTTGCAGCCACTCCGACCTTTAACCTTGGTACGCTGAACGGCGCCGCGACGGCCACGCTGCAGTCGAGCATGATCACCGCGCTCGGCTCACCCTTTCAGGCGGGCGGTTCGATCGGCAACACGAGCTTCGGCGCGAAGCTGCTTGATTCCACCGGTGTCGCTTTCGGCACTTCAGGCAATCCGGTCTATGTGACCGGGCCTGGCGGCGGCAGTGGCCTGGGTGGCGTCGCGACGGCGGCGAACCCGAGCTATTCGAACAACGCGACGGTCTCAAACTTCTCGTTCGACACCAGCGGAAATCTGCGCGTCACCGGTGCCGGCGGCGGCTCCATGCCCACGGGCTCGGCCGGCTCCCCGAATGCGGCTGTCGTTTCAATCCAAGGCGTGAGCGGCGGCACCGTCGTGCCGGTCTCGGGCACCTTCTATCAGGCCACCCAGCCCGTCTCCCTCGCCAGCCTCCCCGCGCTTGCGGCCGGGTCCAACGCGATCGGCTCGATCACGAACAGCAGCTTCGGCGCGACGCAGTCGGGCGCATGGAACATCACCAACATCAGCGGCACGGTCAGCCTACCCACGGGTGCCGCGATCGCCGCCAAACAGCCTGCCCTTGGCACCGCCGGGGCGCCTTCGGCCGACGTGATTACGGTGCAAGGCGCGTCCTCGATGACGCCGCTCAAGACCGATGGCTCGGCGGTCACGCAGCCGGTGTCGATCAGCGCGCTTCCTGCACTGGCGGCGGGCTCGGCAACCATTGGCTCGATCGCGAACACCGCCTTCGGGATCACCGGCACGCTGCCGGCCTTCGCCGCGACGCCCACCGTCAATCTCGGGACGCTGAACGGCGCGGCCACGGCCGCCAAGCAGCCGGCGCTCGGCACGGCGGGCACGCCTTCGCCGGACGTGCTGACCGTCCAGGGTGCCGCGTCGATGACAGCGCTGAAGGTGGACGGCTCGGCAGTGACCCAGCCCGTCTCTGCCGCCGCGCTCCCGCTCCCGACAGGCGCCGCCACCGCGACGAACCAAACGACCGCCAACACCTCGCTCGGCACGATCGCGACCAACACCGCGCCGCCTGGCATTGGCGCGCTGGCGGCGGTCCCCTCAGGCTCGACCAACGGCACCGCGCTCGGCACACTACCCACCGGCGGCACAGGCGCGCGCTTCTATCTCGGCAGCTCGGACAGCGTCACCTTCACGGTCGCGACCTCGGCGCCCGGCAGCGCGCCCGCCAACACGTTCACGATCTCCGGCGCGGCGTCGGGCGGCACCGGCCCCAACTGGGACGAGAGCCTTGCCGGCGGCGCGATGATCTACATCACGGCGACCAGCGGCTCGCCCAAGTTCCGCTGGTTCTAAGGGGCGCGCAGATGGGTGTTTTTCTTGATGCGATGGCGATTGCGACCGTTGCGATCGGCGTAGCTTTCATGGTCGCGATGATCCGTGAGGATCGGAGGCGCCGGTCATGATCGACCCGGTTCTTCTCATCATCCTAGCAGCCGGCTTCATTGGCACCGCTGTCTACGTCGTTGCGATGATCCGTCTGTATCGGAGCCAGCGCCCATGAAGCTCCTGAAGCGCCTCTGCCTGTTCCTGGCCGCGCTGGCGATCGGGTCGCCCGCGCTCGCCACGAACAACCTCACCATGTCGTCGCCGACCTATGGGACGCCGGCCAAGTTCTCGAACGCGCTGACCGGCGGCAGCGGGTCAAAGATCGTCACCACCGCCGACATGCCGGCGTCGGGCGCGCTGACGATCGAGTGCGAGTTCTATTCGACCGGCGGCAGCGTCAACATCTGCGCGGCGCAGTCGAAATCGGACAACACCGCGATCTACTGGTGGCTCGGCGCCTATAGCGGCAACGCCCATCTCGAAATCACCGACAGCGGCGGCACGCAGCACGATCTCGCCACCTCGACCGCGATCACGAACAGCGCGTGGCACCATCTTGCGCTGGTCGATAACGGCTCCGGCACCACGACGCTCTATGTCGACGGCGTCAGCGGCGGCACGCTCAGCTATAGCCTGCAGCGCCTCACCGGCTCGACCGCGCCGTTCTATGTCCGCACCGGCTGCAACGGCGGCTCCTGCTTCAGCTTCAGCGGCTCGGTCGACGAAGTCGCGGTGTTCAACTACGCGAAGTACACCGGCACGTTCACGCCACCGTCGAGCGCCTATACCGGCTCCGAAAGCGGGCTGCTCAGCCTCTACCATCTCGACAGCTCGGGCGCGGACAGCGCGTCGAACGTCGCGAGCGCGTACACGCTGACCGGCCCGTCGTCGGGTTATGTCGGCATCGCGTCGAGCAACTTCACGGTCACGCCCAACGGGCCGCCATCCGGCACCGTCACCGTCACGCCGTCCGATAGCTCGGGCGGTGGCAGCTTCTCGCCATCCACGGTCAGCTTCGCGAGTGGCGATCCCTCCGCCAAGACGTTCACCTATACGCCAGGATCGGCGGGCGCGAAGACGATCAGCACCACCAACAATGGTTCGCTGACCGATCCGTCGAGCCTGACCTATACCGCAACGGCCGCGAACATCGTGGCGCCGTCGTCGAGCGCGTTCCACTTCTCGCCCGCCAACTGGAGCTGCTTGGGGTCGCGCGGCTGCGTCACCGGGCATAGCAAGCCGACGACGTGGACGGTCGGCGCCTATCTCAGCGTCACGTGGACCGCCTCCAGCAGCCCGACCGCGACGCTGCTGCTCGCCAGCAACACCAACGGCTGCACGATCGCCTACAGCCTGAACGGCACCATGACGACGGGCGTTGCGGGCACCGGCAACATCACGATCTCGGGCACGACGGCTTCCGCCTCCAACACGCTCACCGTCTATGTCTCAGCGTGCGGCACGTCGGCGCGGTGGGGTGCAGGCGCATCCGGCAATGTGCTCGAGGTCCAGGGCCTCCAGCTCGACGCAAGCTCCACCGCCGGCACCGCGTCGGCGCCAAGCAAATGGGCGCTGATCGATTGGGACAGCATCGGAGAGGGCCTGGTCGCAGACGGAGGCTCGGCGAACTTCCTGTCCGGCACGCTGTTCAGTGTCATGCAGGCTTTGTTTTCTGCTGGATACGATGTCTCCGCGCAGCCGGTGAATGCCGAAGGGTTCAATTATGTCGGCGTGGGCTCGATCCCTGCGCTCTACGCGGTATCGAGCGGCACCTATTCGGAAGCCACGAGCCGCTGGGATAAGGTCGACGCGGGCATCTCGATGCTCGACAGCAACAGCCACCTTTCGGCGTATGGGGCGACCGGCACCGAGCCCGCGCTGATCGTCAATTTCCTCGGCACCAACGACACATACCGCGCCGTCAGCACCAGCGATCTCGCGCTGTCCGTCTCGGGGTCGTGGAGCGCTTATCACACCGCCGCGCCGTCCGCGAAGCTGGTCTATATCGACCCCTGGCCGGTGGATGCGGGCACCGTGACCGGCTCGGCGAGCTATCTCTCGATCCTGCGGTCGAACGCGCCCGGCTATGTGACGTTCGGCTCGATCGGCACCACGCTGGCGCAGATGATCTACAGCAACTCGGCGTGGCACTATGACACGCTGCATCCGTTGGTGGCGGGTTACGGGGCGGCGAGCGCGTCCGTCGAGGCGATCATCGATAAAGCGCTGGCGCCGGCGGGCGGATCGACCGCGCTGCCGTTCCGGAACGGGTTCAGGCGGTAGCGCACCATCTGGCGAGGGTCGAGCGGACCCGGCCAGGTCGCGCCAGCAACGAAACCGAGCCCGCTCTGAGACAATCCCGGAGAGGAACGCCTCGCGCTCTTGCTGCCAGCAAACCTTCGATTCGGGAAGAGGTGAGCGGGCCCGGCGCCCATTGGGAAGTGAAATGCCGGACCCGCTCTGCCGCACCGAATTGCACGGACAGCGTCCGGTACCAGCACCAGGTGAAGATAAGGTAGCCCCAATGGGCGAGCGGGCCCGATCTGCTTGGAAAGGGGCAAAGCCAGGCCCGCTCTGAGCCGCTCGGCCATGGGGGCCGCGGCAGCCTGACCCGATCCTCACCCACTCGACCCGAGTCGTCTATCTCGTCGGAGATCCTCGCATGACCAAATTGGGACGCTGCGGTGAGAGCCTCGGCGCATGAACCTGCTCGCCTCGATCGTCGGCTTCTGCGACCTCATCGTCTGGCTGATCGTGTCGGTCTATGCACTGCCGCACTGGTGGCGTGTCGTCTGCGGGCGCGTCGGTGATGATGTCGACTTCAAGCAGGCAGCACTCGGCCTCGTCGGCATCGCGATCATCATCTTCCGGCTAAATGCGATCGCCAACCACTTCACGCCCCGCAATTATTGGTCGCTCGCGGGCCTGACACTGCTCGCCGCCGCCGGTGCCGTCGTCATCTTTTGCATCCACCTCCCGCGGACGCCACCCGGCCATAAGCGCGCGATGGTGCTGACGCATCTCGCCATTCTCGCCCTGTGCGTAGCGGGAGGGTTGCTTGCGTGAAGTTATGGGTCAGCGATGCGGCGGCGAGGCTGTGGACGATCATCGTCGTTGGCGCGGGCGCCGGGCTTCTCGCTGCTTATGGCAAGGAACAGCACGAAGGTCGCAAGCCCGATTGGAAGTGGCTTGCCGGCAGGCTGGCGATCGCGCCGATCCTTGCCGGTGCCGCGGCGGCTGCCGCTGATCAGTTCGGGCTCAAGGGCAATGTGCTGGGGTTCGTCTCGGCCATGCTCTCACTGCTCGGCTACGACGCATTGCGGGCGATCAGCTCGCGGGCGCTGAAGAAGGTAGAACCGGGCGAGGCAACCCTTCCCGCCGACGCACTCGTCAAGCTTCCGCCCACCAATGCCGAGCCGCCCGTCGTCAAGGTCGAACGACCCTCGAGCGGCATCTCTGGCGCGCTGCACGAAACCTATGACGCGGTGCTGAAAGAAGCACTGCCGGACGAGCACGAAGAGCCGCTGCGGCGGCTCGGAAAGGATGATCCCAAGCCATGACGTTGGCCGCTATCTCAGACTCGTTCGGTTCCTTGTGGGCGATCATCGGCTTTCTCATTCTGAGCGCCGTCACACTTCTGTTCGGCTGGTGGCTGCACGCCTTCCAGGAGACGTTGCTCGCCTACACGACGGCGATCTCGATCCTCGCCATTTCGATGTCGCAGCTCATCTTGCGCGCCCAGAAACGTGGCGACTGCGCGACTCACCAGAAGCTCGACGGACTCATTGCCGGCACCGACGCCGACAACCGGCTGATCGGGATCGAACTTGATCCGACGGCCGACATGAAGCGGAGAATGTGATGCCTCAGCCGCTGGCGCCCAAGCCCGCGACGCCATCTCGCACACCCGCGCTCGCCGCGGTCGTCGGCATCGCGTGCGCCGGGCTTTGCGCTCCGTTCGTCAATAGCTGGGAGGATGGCGGCAAGCCACGCCTCGCCACCTATCGCGACATCGGCGGCATCTGGACCGCGTGCGGCGGAATTACCGGTCCAACGATCCACGGCGGCGAGCGCTTCACAGCAGCGCAGTGCACAGTGCTCGTCGACAAGGCGCTCGCGGGCGAGGCGCAGGCGGTGCTGAACCGCGATCCGCCACTGGCTGGGCATCCCTACCAGCTCGCGGCCGCCACGAGCCTCGCGCACAACATCGGCCTCAGCGCCTATCGGACGTCAACCGTCGCGGTGCGCTTCGCTGCACGCCAATGGGCGCCGGCATGCGACGCGTTCCTGATGTGGGTGAAGGTGCGCGGGCGGCCGGTGCAGGGGCTGGTCGCACGCCGCCAAGCGGAACGGACGCTGTGCCTGACAGGGCTGCCAAAGTGAGCACGATATGCCGTCGCGCCGAAGGTATCGACGGCGAGGTTCGTATCCTCTTCTGGTGTCCCGGTTGCGATGCGCCGCATGCCCCGCGCGTCGATGGAGGCGGGACAAGCTGGGAATGGAACGGCGATATGGATCGCCCGACGTTCACGCCATCGATCCTAGTCAACAAGCCCGGTCCCTATCACGCGCGGCAGCTGCCGACCTGCCATAGCTTCGTCAGAGACGGCCGCATCTCGTTTCTGACCGATTGCACGCACGAGCTAGCCGGGCGCGTCGTCGATCTGCCGGCGTTTGATGGGCCGGCTAAGCGTCGCAACCCCGGCCACAATCAGCCCGAGTACCGTACCAAGCATTAGCGCCTTGGTGCTCAAGCGCCGCCGCTGAGCGGTATCGACCATCATCGTAAGTTCACGGAGATCGGCGGGGTCCGACATTTCGCCGTCATTGGCGATCTGCCCTCAACGCCGCAACCACTTGAATTAAGGATTTAACAATGCCCGACGCCCCTGCGCCTGCGCAGCCGGAAGCTGTGCCCACGCCGATCCTCGTTTCGTCCTCGGCCTTCCAGACGATCGCCACCGCCGTCCTGCGCCAGCTGATCACCGCCGCCGGCGCCGGGCTTGTCGCTCGCGGCATCGTCACGCAAGGCCAGGTCGACGCCGACACGCCTCAGCTTGTCGGCCTTGCCATGGTCGCGGGCTCCGCGGCGTGGGCGTGGTGGAAGGCCAACCGCACGCACGGCCAACTCGCCACGGTCGCGGCCGATCCGCGCGTCCCGGACGACGTCGCCAAGCTGAAGCCGTGATCCACCTGCGCTACGTCGATATCGAGTGGCTGCCTGATGGCTGCACCACTCGGTTTCGCGACGGCAGCCATTATGAAGCGCAGCCGCACCATAGCGATGACTACGGTGCGGTCGCGACGCGCTGCGGCTATCGCGGCGTTCTGGCGTCAGAGCGGCTTCGCTACGCCCGAGAGCATGACTTCTGCCATAGCTTCGTTGCCGAGCGGCTCGGGCTCGACGACCATAGTGTCTGCCCGATCCTCTGGACGCTGGCACATGGCAAATATCTGCCGGCGATCAACGCCGCGCGCACCGAAGCGCTGGTGCAGATGTTCCAACGCTGGCTGCGCGCCGACGAACGACCGATCCTGATCGAAGGCATCGACTGGTGGGGCATGAAGCATGACGCGCTCGCGTTGCTCGCCGCCGATCCGACCTGAACTCAAATCCTGATGTGCATCCCGCCCATCACCACCGCCGGCTGAGCCCGGTCTCATCACCCAAGGAAGGAAGCACCATGTCCATTATCTCAGCCCTGAAGCATGACCTCGGCATCGTTGAGGGTATCTTGATCCCCGGCGCGTCGGCGTCGACCACGAACACCACGCACGCGATCCAGCAGCAGATCGCGAATGCCTATGGCACCGCGATCAAGACGGCGGTCACGGAGCTCGCGCCGAACACCACGCTGACCGGCCCCGCCAAGGCCGCGCTGATCGTCGAGACGGTAGCGAAGGACATCATCACGAAGGGCGTCAAGGCGGAACTGAGCACGCTGAAGGCGATCGTGTTGGACGTCGTGCAGGCGGCCTATCGCGCGGTAGAGCCGAATATCGGCAGTGACATCGTCGCGGTCGCCGCAGCGTTTTCGGCCAACCCGCTCGTGGCGGTCGGTGCTGAAGTCATCGGCAGCGTCGTGCAGGCTGCGGCCGACAAGACGGTTGCGCCGGCGGCGGCAGCCTAATGCCCGGCCGGGGCCGCGTCCTCTCGGTGGATCTGGCGAGCGAGCCCGCATCGGGCACGCAGTTCCTCCAGATCACCATGCGCCGAGAGGATTGCGGCCCCGAACGCGCCATCTATGCCGACGATAGCTCGCCACGGCCGACGCTCGACACATGGGTGTCGTGGACCGATGGCGGGCTGTTCTCGAAAGCCTGGATCAGCTGGACCGATGCGAATGACACTCCCGTGCGCGTGCGCCGGCGCGGCTATGCATTCGATCCGGACAAGAGCGCTGGCGGCGCGCTCTACTAAACCACCTATCCCACGCGCCGCTGAGATAGCCTCGCCGCGTCATTCCCTCCCAATATCCTCATCACACGTCGCGAGCACCGCCGCCGCCAGCTCGCGTGGATCCGACGCCTCACCGTCGGCGATCGCCTGCAGCACCTGACAGCGCAAACAGTCTGCGCCGGCGGCGGCTGCATCGCGATCGCGTTTCTCGAGCTCGCGGAGCTTCGCCAATTCGGCGTGGATGTCGTCGACTGTCATGGTCGCAGCTTGCCATGGTCGCGCGAGTCGGGCCTAGTCGCGATCCAACCCCGCCGGCTTCTGCCCGACCACCTCGATATGCGGCCAGTGGGACCCGCATTTCGAGCACGCCAGCTTCGCGCCGATGTCGAACAGCTCACGCGACCAACCTCGTTCAGTGCAGAGCGCGGCAAGCTCGACGGCTGTCATCACCTTGATGTGACCGCAGACGTCGGTGAGCGGCTTGCTCGAGCACCGCAGCCGGATGTCCGCGCCGAGCCTCGCTGCCCTGTCGATCGTGTCGCTGAGTTCGATGCGGTTGGGATTCCGAACCAATCTCGCGGAGTGAACGAAAGTGGAACATCGGGCAAGCCGCACGAATCTTAACCGGTCCGCAGCTCACCACCAGCTATGCGAAGTGGATGGTGCCGGTGACGCGGGAGCGTGCGTGACCGACAGGCGCGTGAGTTCCTCGCGCTGCGCCGCGATCCACGCTCCGTACATGCGCAAGTCGGACTGGTGCCGCGCGCTGAGGATGACCAGCGCCCTGCGATCCACCGCGTCCTGCCTTTCGGCTGCGATCGCCCGCCCGTGCAAGCTCATGCTGTAGAGCCCGAGCCCCATGCTGCTCAGCATGAGGGTGGTGATCAGAGTTATGGTCAGCTCGAGAAACTTGCGGTTTTCCATTGGGTTGATCCTTGAAGAATTTGTGCGGCCCGACCTGGGCGATCAGTACCATGTGCGCCGCCCATGACGGCGGCTTCGGCATGCTGGCGGCGAAATAGTGGTCTGCGCCCGGCACGTTGTCGGCAAGCCGCCCGCGCACCGTCAGCCACGCGATCCGCTGGGCGAGCTTCAGTGCCGCGGCGTCGGCCGGGTGGCGCTCGGGGTGCGCCACCGCCGCGCGCCAGGCGAGGACGTTGCGATCGCCGACGTTGTTGCAGCTAAACGCCGAGGGGCGCCACAGCACGTCGAGCAAGCGCTTCGGATCGCCGTCAGCCCTGTGCCAGGCGGTGTTCGCGACCGCGCGCATCGCCGCCTTGTCGCAGGACCGGCATTCCATGAAGAGCGTCTTGGCGAGCTCCTGTTCGGCGAGCGTCGTTTGCCGCTCGTTGACGACGCGGGTGACCGTCACCGGCCGATCGAACGGCCCGACGGCGACATGCTGCGGCTTGCCGTGATGCAGGCAAAGCGCTGCGACTGCGCCCGTGGCGCCATAGACGATGCCGCGCATTCAACGCCGCCCCCGCAGATTATCGAGGCACAGCTTGTCGATCCGCGCTTCCTCCTCGAGGCTGACGTTGCGCGCCATGTCGCGGAGGACGGTGATCGTCTCGCGGTCCGTGCAGACGGCGGATAGATCAGAATGGGAGATATGGGCTGGCGCGCTTGCGACGAGCGCAGCCGCGAGCGTAATGCTCGGGATAACCATTGCGATGCTCCTACATCGAGGTGGCCAGGCGGCTCGTTCCCTTGCCGGGGAGCGGGTCGCCGTCTTTTGAGCCGATTGCCGTCAGCTCAGCGGGCGTCTTAGCCCGGGATTGGTTTAGATCAAGTTAAAGGGCGCCCCTACCCCGCCAGGTGCGCGCCTTGTTCGACGGCAGCGGCACGCCGGTCACGCAAAATCTGAGCGAAGACGCGGAACGTCGTCATGGCCGTATCGGCGAGTTCGTCGCTGCGATCTTCCCAAGCCATGTCCTTGGGCTGGCAAAGAAACCGATCCGCTAGATCGACCGCCAGCATCTCGCGCAGCTCTTGCTCTTCCGCCGCCCTCTCGTGCTCGGCGGTCATGGGTCAAGCTCATCGATGGAGCCAATCTCCACGCACTGCGGCGCAAACGGTTGATCCTTAGTCTCGGCGCCGAGGTGTGAATATCCCGCACCGATCGCCATCGCGTTCGCCGCAAACCACGCCACCTGATGCGCGAGTTCGGGCGGCACGCTGATGCTCAGACGGCCATCGAGCACGAGAGCGGTCAAATCGCCGTCCCGGAAGCCGGTCAGTTTCGGAATCGCGCGGCCGTCAACGATGACGCGATATTGCGGCGCGAAGGGCCCGACGAGCGGATCGAGCGGCTTCGGCTGCTTCAGTTCGGTAACGTTGTCCATCCTCACCCTCCCACCGCAGCGTCGTCTTCCTCGTTTCTTTCCACGTCCCTGCCCACCTGCAAAGAGATCGGCGGAATGTTGGCAGATGCCAGGGCGGTGCGGGCGCGCTTAAAGGCGTCGGCTTCAATGCCGCACATTCTCTCACCATTCGACAGGGTGAGCAGATAGCCGGTTTCGACCGTCCAGGTATCAGCAAGCTTGGCAAACGGCCGCAGCGCCGCCTCCAGCCTCTCGACCCGCTCGGCCTGGGCGAGGAGCCATTCGGCGTTGTTCAGTAGCCAACTCACGCATTTGGCGGTGTCGCCGCCCTGGACTTCCATTCCTTCTGACGCCCAGACGATCCGACAAAGCTTGTCTGTGCGCTCGTGGGCAATCTGCGTATCGGCATAGGCCGGGTTGTCGCGGTGCAAGCCATCTCGAAGCAATCGGCGCCCCTCGGCGGTGCGGTTAGACGGGGTCATTGGCGCGTCTCCCATGGCCGCTCGATTTGCATCCGGCGAAACCACTCGTTGCATTCCTCTGGCGTGTCGAACACGTTGGCATCCAAGACGACGCACGGTTGATCGGGATCGAACTGCGGATGGCCTCCGCACGTAATAACGGCCATCCACTTGCCGAAGGTTGGAACGTCTCTTTTAACAGAGAGCAAGAGGCGTTCACTCACTCCCCACCTCCATCGCGGGCTTTCGCGCGGAGGGCTTCCCGTAGCTCGTAAGCGAGATACTGGCCGACCGTACTGCCCATGCACCCGCATTCCTGCCCGGTGCAGCACATACGTTCATTCAACGCGCCGCTGACGTTGGAGAAATCGGCTGCCTCCAGGGCGACCGCAAATGCAGCAACCCTCCGCTCAGCCTCCTGCTCGGCGCGGCGGCGACTTCTGGCCGCAGCCTCTATCGCACACTCTTCGCCTTCATATTCGCCGCCGCTGTCCAACTTACCTGCCAGAAAATCACGATAGACAACCTGACCCAGAGATACGTCTTGATGCGTCACATCCCCTCCCGCCGGCTCGGGGGCGAGGGCGGCGATGATGGCGTCGGCTTTGGTCTTGGCCTTGTTCCGGCGGCCAATCCAATATTCTCCGCACCCATCCGCTGGTAGCGTCTCATGCCAGGCGTCAGGATCGATGATCCGCGCCATTGTCTCTCTCATTTCTTCGCTCATGTTCCGATGCCCGCAAGATACGCCGCACGCGCACGGCGAAGATGGCCCCACGTGATCTTGGCAGCCGCTAAGCTGTCATCAATATCCTGATCATCCGAAGCAGTGCTGATCGTGCATGCTTCGGCGAACGGCTGCAAAGCCGCCAGCAAATCCCGCGCCCGTTCCTCAATCTCCATCGCGCTTGCCCTCCGTTTTGCCTGAAGCGGGAGGCGCATTGATCGAAATCTCAGCGCCTCCCGCCCTCAGAGACCGCAGGCCAGGCGCAACCTTGCCCTCCTGCTCCATGAGATGCTGGCGAATGCCGCATTTCGCGCACATCCGGTAAGGCGCGGTTCCGTCGCTCGATTGCGTGACGCTGATCCAGTTGTGGCCCGGAACTTCGCGGCCGAATGTGGCCGGACACGTCGCAATCTCGCTGATGCTATTCGGCATCGGTTGCCTCCTTGGCTTGAGCGCGGAGAGCGGCGGCCGTCAAAGCCTGGGCCGGGTTGGCGGCGTCAGCAGAAAATGTCGGATCGCGATCACTCTCGCCCCAAACTATGGCATCAGCTTCGTTGGTCCATTTAGGATACCGCTTGACCTGAAAGCCGCAGTTTTCGGGCACCAGCGTCACCGCGACATCGAGAGAGGTCATCGGGTCAGCCGAAGACGGGAACCTGTGGAACCTGTGCCTGCCCGGCAGCACCCACTCGAACTCGTAACTCCCGCAGACGCTCGACCATTCCTTCTGGTATCCGCATCTGAGTAGCACGGTGTCCGCCAGCTCGCGGTCGGGTCCTGTCGCACGTTCAACGCGCTCGGCCAAAGCCACCATCTCACTCTCCATCGGTGAGGGCGGCGTCGAGCATCTGCCGCCAGATCGGCGCGATGTGGCAGGGATAGGCGCACTCGTCCGTCTTGCCGCGCCAACTGACCTCATTGTTGAGCGTGTCGCAGCCCTCGCTCAACATCGCCCTCGACGGCTCTCGGAGGGCTTCGATGGCGGCGCGGGCGAGGTCAGTCAGCCATGCATCGCGCATGACCGGCTCCATATCCTCGTTCACAAGCGGCGAAAGCGCTGCCTTTACCCGCTCCACCATCTCCGGCGCCGGAGCGGTCATGGTCTGGGCTCCGCAACGCGGTAGGCGACGATATTTCCGCCGTATTTGGCCATCACGCCTTTGTAATGGATCCAATCCATGCGACCCGCTATCAGGTGATGCGCCTCCACGCCGCCGCTGTAGCGCAGATCGACAGCAGCCCCTCGGTCCACCGGGCACTCGCCGCCAGTCCACTCGATCCACTCGCTCACGCCGTCTCTCCTCTTGCTGCGCGAAGGGCGGTGTCGATCACCTTCATCGTGACGTGCTCGCCGACACTCTCTTCGTCGAATAGGCCGCCAGCGTTCGCGATCAGGGCCGCGGCGAGGGTTGCCCGCGCCTTCTCCAGCGCCTTGTAGAGCGCGGCCTGCCCTTGAAGCGCCTCCCAAGCGCACGCCGTCCCGAACGCGACGTGCGACTCCGTGATGCGGCCGATCACGTCATCATCGAGGTTGCTCATCATGTGCTCGCGGACGCGCAGTGCAATCTCGCGCGAGGGGGCGAGTTGGTGCCGCTCGATTGCCGCATTCAGCAGTTCCGGCGTCAACTCGGTGCGCGGCACCACGTCGGCGGAGACGAGCTTGTCGCCAACGACCTTGAGCACGGGCAGGCGGCCGGCATCGTAGGCAGCCATCGCCAAAGCGCTCGTGATTTGCGAAGGCCCTTCGTCATCATCGCAGACAAAGGTCGCGGGCTGCTCCGTCCAGCCATCTGGCGCGCCCTCGTCATCGTAATAGACCTCGTGCAGCGCCTTGTACGTGCCGAAGTCGAGGACGCGATAGTTCCAGCTGCTCATTGCTCAGCCCTCGTTGCGCGCCCAAAAGTAGCCATCGGTCCAGCTGTCCGGCGGCTCCTGATCCCGCGTGAAAACCATCCTCCATGCTGCGCATCCCACGCGATGACGTTGTCACTGCCATGGCCGGGGATCATCGCCTGAAACTCGGTGCCGTCGCCGGGCGCCGTCTCCATGTGAGGGTTCCACTCCTGCGCGCGCTGGTCGGCCATGACGGCTAGTTCCTGTCGCTTCGAGATTTGGCGAAATCATCGATTTCATCGAAGGTCGGAATGTCGATCAGCAAATCACGCTTGCGTGCTTCAGCGAACGCTGCTTCGGCAATATCGAAGGCGCGCGTTACGACTGCCTGCACCGGGCGCTCTTTGGCCTTGGCGCGACCGGCGCTATCCTCGCCGTCGGGATCGCCGATCACAAGCACGCCGGGAGCATTGAGTAGATTCATCGCAAACTCAGCGATTGGATCGGGACGCTCGCTCCATGAAATGGACATGTTCGGCGGCTGCATGCTGTTGCCGCGCATATGATAAGCATCGAACTTCATTGGCATTTTGGCTCTCCTAGAAAAACTGCCCGCGCTGGTCGGTTGTCGTCATGCGGGGGTTCCTTTGATCATGGCGGTGGCAACGCTATCGCCGCACCATTCGCAGAGGCCGTTCTCGGTCCAGTGGGCCTCATGCGGCTCTAGTTCGCCGCCCACATGCCTGGCGATGACGGTCGGCGTTCCACCAAGTCCTGTCGGGCTATAGGTGTACTCGCCGGGAAACCCGACGATCTCCCATTCGGCGGCGCGCACGCTCCAATAAGGCCACCGGAAGCGATCGCCGATCTTGGCTGTGATCGTGCCCGCCGATCCGGTGAGAGTAGCTTGCCCCATCACCGCCGCCGCTCCGGGGTGGTGATCTTCGCCATCATCCGATCGACGCGCTTCTGTTCGCCGACAGGATCGGCTTTCCACAGCCGAGCGCGGGTTTCCCAAAGCGCCTGCACCGTCACCTCGATCGAGGATGCCATGTGATCGGGCTCGTAGCCGGCATCGATCAACAGGCGCCGCAGCGGAGAGCGAACTTCGCGCAAGCTATCCGCGATCAGGCGGGTGTGCCGAGACGAGCCGCACGTATGCTTCGGGAAGAAGCGCGCGTAGAGGCGGCTCCAGCGTGGCGGCTTACTGTAGGCCGGATCGCGAGCATAGGCACCCATCACCCATCCCTCCGCGCGGTTTCGGTGGGGAGCTGATCGATGTTGCAGCGGTGGACGGCGAACGCGATCGCGCACACGAACGGGTTATCTTCCCAGCGCTCTCCGGGCTTGGTGTGGAGGGTGTTCCAGAGCCCCGCGTAGCTTTCACGTGGATCGAGCGTGGGCATCGCTGGATCAGGACGGTAAGCCTTCCAAAAGGGGCCGCCTATGCCGGGCCGCTCTATCCCCTCCGCGATCGCATCCGCCTCGCTGATCTCCTGCAACCTTTCAATCTTCACACCCTCGACGATCAGGGTGAGGCGCGATGCCCAGCGAGGCATGTGGATTGATGGACGAAGCCGGCGGTGCCGCGCCAGCGTCGCTGTCGGAAAGTCGCGTGGCAACCGATCAAGCATTGCCAGGTGGTCGCGAACGGCCCCGTCGTCCGCGGCGTAGACCGCATATTCGCTATCCCCGTCGTCGGTGAGGTAGTGCGCCTCTCGCACATAGAGCTGATCGCCGGCGGCGAACCTCGCATAATCCGGCGCGACCTCTGGCACGCGGGCCTCCGGGCCGAACCATCCCCCATGTGCATTGTGGACGTGGAACTGCTCGCCGGACGGTTCGACGAACTTCGCTAGCCGCCGCGTCTGCGTCTTGCGCCCGTCGAGTAGCGCACGCACCATGGGCGCCGAAAAGATGATGCCGCGATCACTCACCGCGCCCGCCCTCCCTGCGAGGGGGCTGCTTTCCTACGCTGACGCGCCTCGTTTGCCTCTATTTTGGCAAGCCAGCGCTCTGCGTGCTCAGGGAACATGAAAGCCGACCCATTGCAGCGCGGCGCCTCGACCAACCCAGCTAGCTTCACGACACGCATCACTTGCTCGCGCGTGAACGGCCCCTTCGGCTTGCCGTAGGTGATGTACCAGCGCGCCATGTCCGCCGAACCATCGGGGCGCCCGGCGGCGTAGAGCTGCATGCCATCCCGCGAGTTTAGGGCTAGGATAATCTCGTGATCCGAGACCCTAGCGCCGCTGACAGGAGCGGGCATCGCCTGCCCGCAATGTGGACAAGTCGCCATCTCTAAACTCCCGCTGTTGGGGGGAACGGCACGAACGGCTGATCACCGCGCACATAGAGCGGATGTCGGGGATGGCCGTCTTTTGTGGTGCCGAGACAAACGAGCTTGGCGCCCCAACCTTTGGCCGAGAGGATCACGGCCCGGTCACGATCGCGGTAGCCCCCGTGCGTGCCCCATGCGGCCAGAACGGGCGTGCCGGTGATCGAGGCGCTCTTCAGCGCGCCCTCGATATAATCCGAACCATCAGGCCCTATCGGATCGGCTTCGGCTCGCATGGCATCTGGCGTAGTCAGAGGTGGCTCGGTTTGTCTGAACGGTCTCGCGGGCTCGTTAAGTGGATCGCCAGCAGGTGATCATGCCGCTGCGAGAAGCGGCTGGTTGAAGTATATCGCGTCCGGTGTTCGGCAGCCAAGGCTCGAGTGCGGGCGAACGGCGTTG